TTTGATTATTGTTGTTCCTTGTTCTTTTGGTTCTGGGTTCATTGTTTGTTTTATTTGTGTTTTTTAAAAATTTAGCTTAAGTTCCTGGATTTGGTTTTCATATAATTCAATACTTGCCTGAATCAAAATCCTAATTTCATTTACCAGGGATATATCAGTATCCAGCTGCATTAATAAACAATTGTTTTGACCTTGATTAAAATATATCCTGATGTTGGAAATATCACCAGACATTTGATAGGTTTTCAAATTATTTATTTTCTGCTGGATATGCTCAATTTCCAGCATAGTTTCGCGTAAGTTGTTAAATAGTTCCATAAAATTAATTATGCTGCATTTCGGCATATCTTCCGAAATGGTAACCGATTAAAAATAAGATTTCTTCTGAAGAATAAAAGATTTCTATTTTGCCCCCTGGATGCTCAATGAAATGAACATTCCGACTGGTCAAGAAAGTCATCATGCCTTGAAGATAATGGTGAATGATTACACTTTTTAGTTGGTTTTGTAACATTGCTGATAAATTTAAAAATTGATAAAATTTGTAAAATGATCAAAAGTCCGATGGCAATGGGGATGCCTAAAACTATCAGATAAATAACTGATATTACCCAAGCAAGTAAACGAATCATAAAGAATCAGCAAAACACATTAACAGGCAAAGCAGAACGATCAGAACGATCTGAAGTGTAGTTTTTTTCATTTGTTTTTCGTTTTAAATGTTTAAGAAAATCGTTTGTCAATGCGAACTTAAATAACTTTTGTTGATAATTCCAAATTTTTGGGCATAAAAAAAGGGAGAAATGGAAATTTCCCCCTGTAACACCTCTATTTATATGAACCTTTAACTATTTTAAGAACAGTTCCCGTTCCAATTTTCGCCTATTTGTTAACCCCTTAACTTCTTTTCCCTGTACTTTATTCCACCTTAAAAACTGATCAGCTACCAGCTTTTTATCTGCTCCCTGGTTAAGTAACCTTAACAAAGTGCTGGAACCAAAAGCACCAGTTCCAATATTGTAGGCAAGGCTTACCATTGCTGCCATCATATTTGCAGTGACAGGAACCTTGATCAATCCTTTTATTTTCTTTTCACGTTCTGCCACATCCATTTTCAACCACCGTTCAGCAGTTTCAAGATCTATTTTGTCACCTGGTTTGATTGCCTGTCCTGTATCTTTATTTTTAGTTGCACCAAATCCAATTGTCCAAATGCCCCCTGTATCAGGGTAGCTGGTCAATTCAAGACCTTCAAACTTTTTAATGATATTTAATGCACTCACTTTTTTCCCGAATAATAAGATCAGTAAAACGGCTAAACCAATATATATTTTTTTCTTATTGGACATCGTTATCCTTTGCCAATAGTCCAGTTATGGCAGCAGCAATACCCGCAATAATTGTTACCCAGTTATTTTGCTGAATTCCATCAAGAATTAATGAACCACCAGCAATAGATCCAAACAATGAAGTCTTAATGTTCTTTAATATTCTTTTCATTTTACTTTTTTTTAAGTTGTTTAATACCAACTAAAATTGAAATTGCACAGGAAATTGTACTGGCACCAAGAAAAACAATATTTGCCAATTCAGATATATTTTGAATTCCCAACAGGGAAAACAAAATTGTGCTAAATGTAGCAATATATGTTGGATCATTTTGTGTCTGCATTATCCTGTTCATCTTTAAACTTTTCAGCTATTTTATTAAATGCCTGAATAGCAGTAAATGATTCATCTATTTTAGAAAATACCCCTTTTTGTGTAGCAACATCCAAAATTGCTTTGATAATTTCCAATGCTTGTTTTTCGTTCATTTTGTCAATTTTTAATTGTTATTAAATCAAAGTTAAAGATAATTCACTACATACCCATTCATAGGCAGCTTGGTTAATATCATTAGTTGAATCCCATACTGAATAATCAGGTTCAACCATTATTAATTCTCCAACAGAAAGTTGAAGTCCAGCAGTTTCAGCATCATATATTGCCCAGTAAAAAGTAGCAGAATCTTTTAAATTGTCATGAGTTATATAAGAATTGATCCAGTTACCTGTTTGTTCTTGTCCATTAAACCATATTTGCACTGGTTGAATTGCTTTCATAATTATTTATTTACATTGGTGAATGTGAGAATTTTGCCCAAGCACCAGCCTGATAGCAGCATAAGTGTGAAATAGTAGTATTGTAAATAACTAATCCTTCTGCTGGAGATGCAATAGCATTAATTTGTGCAGTAGTCATTCTTGGTGGAAGAAAGCCTTTAGTTGTACTATTAACCTGTAATGATGCAGTGCTGGAGTTTACAGGAGAGTCACCAACTACTAAATTTCCATCATAATTTATTGCTGCTGCGAAAGCACCACTTTGTGTTGCCCAGCCTTGTATTGCTTCAAAAATAGTAATTGGTAAAAGAGTTCCATCACCAATAGGATCATTTACATTCAGTGTTGATGCTCCTATATTATATCCTGTAACAAATGTTTTAACAAGTCCAGCTTGTATCTGTGAACCTAAAACTATTCTACCAGCTAAACTTCCATTTGCAAGATCATCAAATCTTCTAATTAATGGAGTAAGTGTAGCAACACTTGATGGTGAAATTTTATCATTCTGTATATCTGTTCTACTTGTACTTCCTTCTACAGCTAAAGCAGCAGTTTGAAAATTTCCACCTATTTGACCAATTCCTACACTACCAGCAGTTGTTCCACCAGTTGCAACAGATACTTGCAATGTTGGCAATGTTGAATTATAACCAACACCGAATCTTGAATCTGTACTAACTACTACAGGACTTCCAGCACTTACACCAGTACCAATATATGAGGAATCAAATGAACCACCACCAGCACTAATAGTTAAAAACCTACCAACATATAATCCCCTTAAAGTTCCACTTGATAAAGTAACAGAATTTGAAGATCCAGCCAATATACCATTAAATTGAACACCTATAACTGCTCCTGATAGAGTATTTGAAGTACCAATACTAATGTTGCTTGAAGTGATTGTTTGTGTAACATTTGCAGTACCTGTTACTTGTAAACGTTGACCATTGTCAACAGTTGATCCAAGTAATAAATTATTACTTCTTATAAAAGAAGTTCCACCCGAATCAAAAGTTATTTCAGTTATACCGCTATTAAGTAAATTTATTCTTGATCTATTATTATTTCCTACTCTTGTAAATTCACCAATCGTTACAGTGTTTTGCTTTAATAATATACCACCACCAGAAACTGTAGTATTTACATCAAGATTATTACTAGGTGCATCTATTCCAATACCAACATTTGCAGCAAAATAATTTTTATCACTTGCACCAGATTGGTAAATTCCCCACCGATTTGTAAAAGTGAATCCAGCACCATAGTCATCCAGTGCATTGATCAAATGACCATAAGCATTGGTGATTGTCAAAGTTCCTGTTGCAGCTGGTGGTCTGTAAAAACCTAAATTTTGAGATACTGCTGCGTGTGTAATTGTTCCGCTATTTGTACCCTGATATTGAAACCGACTTTGATGACCAGTCATTGCCCTGATCCCTGTAGATTGAGTCATTGTTATGGTAGATCCAGCAGAAGTAAAATCAACTGAATTAACCGATACCATTGCACTGGCAAGGTTTGCCTGTGCAAAAGTTGCTGATCCTGAAAAAGATTGCAAATTTATTGCACCATTGGCAGAATAAACATTACCAATGTTACTGGAAGAAAAACCAGCTGCAAAAGTTAAAGCATTGCTTCCTAAAACTGCATAACTTGAACCACCATTTGCAGCAGTCAAAGATGAAAGGAAAGTAGTTTGTGGTGCAAATGTCAAATTGAAACCACCTGAAGAAACTGTCCTGTTTCCTGTCAAAGTACCATTAGAAGTGTATATAGTAGCACCACCAGCACTTGATATCTGATCCCATCCTGTGCCTGTATCTCTAAAAATGCCAAAAGGTGAATCAGTAGCAATAAATATACGACCAACAATACCAGCAGCTGGTCTGTTTGCAGTCAGATCAGAATTGAACATTGG